TTTGTGATAATGCTCCGTGTGTTGCTCCAATGGCTGATTTGGCTCGGAAAGAGAAAACATGGCTTGAACCTGAATTGGTTACCGTAACTACGAATGTTAAGGATTTGGATGCTCGTTTATATTCCAATTGTCCTTATTCTATTCAAAGACGTATGCATGTCGTCATTGATGTTTTTGCGAAGAAAGAATTTCAGAAGACCAAAGACGGTATTTGTCTTGGCTTGGATTCAAACAAAGTTCTGGAGAAATATACGGTCGACGGAAAATATGAACCTCCACCATTTGATGATGTGTGGGAGCTAACTTTGTCTGTTGCTGTGCCTCCTCCAAATTTGAAAACGGGAGCGTCGTACAAAATTATTGAATGGCGTGGAAATGTTATGGAACGTGTTGATATGTGCACCGCAGTCAATTATTGCATTGAGATGTTTCACAAACACCGTAAAGAGCAATTTGACTTGGTAAATTTGCAAGATGCCAGATCTAGTGATATTATTCTTTGCGGTGTTGATGGATGCAAACAATTGAAGAATCATTGTTTGGAACATTGTTGTACCAGTAAATTTGTTTTTGACATTCGCAAATCTAATTTCAATTTTTCTGGAGAAAATGCGTCGAATGATATTTTTGACAGTCATAGTGATGATGAGAAACGACCTCAGGTTGGATCACGTCTTATGGGTGTTTGTCATGAAGTTAAGCGTATTGCTAAGGATAAAATTGTTGGAGATGTGTTTGGTTCGATCGATTTTCTTGAAACATCTGTTTCTACTGGGATTCTTTTGGCTGCCCGAGCTCTGATTAGAAGATTTGATTGGATCACAGTTATCCCGACGAGTTGGATTAGTGATCCCAGATTACAAAAAGTTTTCATGTTGTGTGAAGCTCGCAAGTTGAGGGATACCTACGTTAAGAAGTCTTGTGTACAGTGGTCCTTATTAGGATTGTCTGGTATTTTCTCTCAGTTTATCCCAAAGAAAGACAAATGTTTGACTTTGGGTGCATTGGGACTTGGTTTTGGTTATTGTGCTTTTAGACAATCGCACATGATCAAACTTGTTAAAGAAGATTACGTATCGGATTTAGCAAATCGAAATAGCTTGAGACCCATTCTTCAAGAATTGCGAGATAACCATTTGTCGAAGATTCTTAAAGCATCTGCTGTTATGGGTGTTGCTTACACACTTGCCAAATTGTACAAGCGTTGGGTAGGATTGAACCCACAAGGTTCCCTTGAACCCACAACTATCGAAGAGGTTTCACAAAGAGATAAAGAGGACAATGTTTGGTCTGGTGTAGCGACCAGGCGTTTACCATTGACACACAAATCATTTCTGAGTTGTCGTGACCATATCAAGGATATTATTGACAAAAATTTGGTTTACGGAACTGTTGAAGTTGGTGACAAGAGATTGATGGTTAATGGTTTATTTTTGCGCTCTAATGTTGTTATGATTCCAAATCATTACTTTGATGGAGCAAATGCTCTCAAGGTTATTTTCAGGAAAGAAAATCCTGAAAAATGTGGAGGTAAATTCACAACACAATTGCACATGGATTCGTCTGTTCTTATTCCAAATACGGATATGCGTGTGTGTTATTCACCTAACGGGGGATCATTTAAGGATATTGTTGATTACTTTCCTTTAGATCACTTCCCCGCGCATAACTTTGAGATGATTTATAGGCTTAAAGATGGTTCAATTAAAATTATGGAAGGTCGAGCAAAGCCAAAAAAGGTGCAAACTGTAGTGTCTTTTCAAGGTGGTGTTTATGAAACTTTGAGTGAAAATACTTTTGCTGGCTTGTGTGGGGCTGTTTTGATTTCACGAGGAGCCCATGGTGCCATTACAGGATTACATCTCGGTGGCCATGCTGGAACTCCAATGGGATGTTATGGCTCTTTCATTAAACCAGAGTTGGATGAAGCTATTAAGAAGCTTGATGAATTTGATGCTGTTGTTTTATCTGGTGCTGCAGAAAAGTTTTCACCACAGGTTCTTGGCGTAACAGTACTTTGTGATCAACCAGTTCACAAGAAGAATCCAATTAACTTTATGCCGGAAGATTCTCAAATTGAGTATTATGGTGCATGTCCGGGTAAAGTCAAGGCTGTTTCTCGAGTTAAGGTCACACCTATTAGCCATTTGGTTACTGATGTGTGTGGCATTCCAAATAAGTGGGGACCGCCTAAGATGAATCCTGATTGGTATGGTTGGCAAACTTGTTTAGCCAATTTGTCCAATCCTGGGGAACCATTCCCACATGATCTCATTGTTAGAGCGGTCAAAGACTACAAGAAACCATTGATCGAATTGTTTCAGAGTAGCTTGTGGAATGATGCGGCTCCTATGAATGACAAGGACAACATTAATGGTGTTCCAGGCGTTAAGTTCATGGATGCCATCAAAATTGGAACGTCTATAGGTTTCCCCTTGACAGGACCAAAGAGCGAGCACATGCTTGATGTTGATGTGTTCGATAATGATGGATTGTTGGATAGAAAATTCAAGGATTATGTGCTTGAAGAAATTACGCGTTGTGAAGCTTGTTATTTGAGTGGTGAGCGAGCTTATCCTATAGCCAAAGCTTGTAAGAAGGATGAGATTTTAGCAAAAGAAAAGTGCCGTATTTTTTACGGAAATTCAATTGCTTTAACCTTTTTAGTTCGTAGATATTTTTTGCCTTTGGTTCGAGTTTTAATGATGAATCCACTTAAGTCTGAATGTGCTGTGGGAATTAATTCTCATGGACCCGAATGGGATCAGCTTATGAAATATTTGCGTTCAAAAAATGATCAGAAATTTCTTGCTGGCGATTATAGCAAGTTTGATCAAAAATTACCTTCTCAAGTCTTGTTTGCAGGTTTGAGGATTCTCATTGATTGTGCCAGCATGTGTCCTGGTTATAAAGAAAAGGACATCAAGGTTATGAAATCTATGGCAGGAGATTTAGTTTTTGCCATGATAGCATTTGATGGCAATTTGATTGGTTTGAATAGTGGAGGACATATTAGTGGTAATCCACTTACTGCTGTTCTTAATAGTATTTGCAACAGTTTGAATATGAGATGTTGCTTTTATACTATTTATCCAAAAGCCACAGATTTTCGTGAGGCATGTGCATTGATAACATATGGTGATGATAATGCCGGATCAGTTTCTCCTGATTATGAAGATTTTAATATCAGGAGTTGTTCGGAAGTTTTAGCGCGTTTTGGCCAGGTTTATACTATGCCAGACAAGGAAAGTGATATGGTTGATTTTATTACCATTGATCAGCTGGAGTTTCTTAAACGCAAATCAGTTTATCATGCTGATTTAGGGCATGAAGTTGGAGCTTTAGCAGAAGATTCATGTTTTAAAATGCTTCATTGCTTTTTGCGTGAGAAAAATTCGCCTCTTTCTGAGGTGGAAGCTTGCGCGATGAACATTGATACAGCTTTGATGGAATGGTTTAATCATGGACCAAAAGTTTATGAACAAAGACGGGATGAAATGAGAGAAGTTGCAAGATTAGCCCGTTTGACAAATTTGTGCACTCAACTGCATGTATCATATGAAGAGAAAGTTGCACAATGGCATGAACGATATGAACCCCATTCAGGGGAGGAGCAAGATATGTTGCGTCCATTGTACGTCAAAGCTTTTGTGGATATTCCATTGACGGCTATTGCCATGGATATACCCATAATGACAAACATGATAGGTGAAGTTGATTTAATTTTCCAAACCACTGTGATGGGTGTTCACCATATTTTGTTTTTGGAAATCAAAGACTCCAATTTATCGTCCGCTAGGAGTAAAGGCAGGAAACAATTGCGTAGATTGTGTTACGCAATGGCAGTTTTAAATCCCTCCATTTCTTATGCAGGTGTTATGCTGACTCCTATCGGATATGAACCCGTGACCATGACGGGCCACGATGGATAT